TTCACCATCTTTGCCGTTTTGGTCCTTTACAATTTCCTTAACTATTCGCTCAATTGTAAGTTTAACCTTTTGGTTAGGTTGTAAATCGTGTGATCCTAAGTATTTTGGATTTGTTAAACGTTTCCAGTGCGTAACTGGACTTTGTTTGGTTTCACTCATTGTGCTAATTTTATTAATTTATTATACTTTGATTCGGCTTTTTCTTGGTTGTTAAAATATTCATCTTCGATAAAAAATGAGGCTTTTTTTCTAACGTACCATTGGTCGCCAATAGTCCAAATGGAGCACGTAAAATTAAATCCTACGTATTCTCCAATACATTTAAAGTCTTCCATTAGTCGTGATCCCTTATTGCGTAAAACATAATGTAAACGGCTGCACACGCTGCAACCAATAGCCATAAAATAGTTGTTGTTTCCATTAGCTTTCGTAATTAATTTTAACTGTGAATTTTGTGATTAAATCAGATGAACTCAAATGATGTTTTTTCTTGTTTGCAGCCATACGGATATAACGCATCCAGTCGCTGAAGTTTGGTTTTGTTTCTTGCTTAGTCATTGTTATATTTATTAAAGTTGTTTGCCATTAATTCTTTATCTTCATCAGTAGCAATGATGTTATAGATTAAATTCTTAAGAGGTAACGGAAATGATTTAGTTTCTTTTTCTAAAAATAGTTGCAATGCTTTGCTGGTGTTTTCTCCAATCCATTGCACAGCACCTACTTGCCAATGCTGTTGAATATGCTCTCCGCCCTCCTCTGTATCGTTCCAACCCTCATTTAATCCTTCGTATAGTACAAACTCAACTAAGGCATCAAACTCTATTACATCGGTTAACAACACTCCATTGTGGGTGTAGTCTACTTCGTAATTACTTTCGTGTGTAGTGTAGTCAATTATTTCTAAGTTTTTCATATTAAACGCCCTCCTTTTTCATTAAAGCTAAAATAGCCTCGTTAATAATATCAGATACACTACCTTCGCCTCGTTTTAGTTGAAGTCTTTGTAGTCTGTCGGGTAAGTCTGTATTAATAAGTACAGTTGAGGGCTTTCTGTTAGGTTTAATAATAGGTCGCCCAATTGTTGGTCGTATTGTCATAATGTTTTTTATTTTAGTTGTTAATTATGGTACGAATATATAAATATATATATATATAAGTCAAGTATTATTTTAATTCTATATGTAACTGTTTGATAATTAGCAGTAAAAATGTTGCTAACTTGTTATAATTAAATAAAATTTAGTAATTATATTTGAAGCATGGAATTAAAACAAGGCAAAAAAAGAGGGGCAAAGCCTAAGGAAGATAAAAAGCAAGCAGTCACATTTATGTTGCGTCAATCAACTATTACTGCTATGGGTGGGATGGAGTCGGTTAGAGCCAAAGCTGTTAATCATTTTGAAGTTATTTAACTATGAGTGGCCTACCTTGGATTGCTAAAGATAAACAATGGAGTCTAAGGGGTGGTAAATTTTATCACTCAACTACATGGCGTAAGTTAAGAGCAAAGCATATACAGTCTAATCCTTTATGTGTTAAATGTAAAGCAAATGGCTTAGTAGTTGATTGCTCAAAGGGTGGAGTAGTAGATCATATTGTAGAGATTAATAAGGGTGGCCATGCAACCGATTCGAATAACTTACAGACGTTATGCGCTAGCTGTCACGGTAAAAAGAATAAACAAGCATACAAATGAACTACTACTTAATGCACGTAAACAAAGCCTTTGGCTCATTCGTAAAGGGTGGTGTATATTGGATTGACAAACCTAATGCAATAAAAGCAGCCGAATTTAATGCACCCGTAACAATTCACCCGTATACATTAATACCTAAATACACTAATCAATACAACCTTTTACTTGTAAGGAGTGGTGGCATTGGTGACATAATAGCTTTATCTTCATTAACTAACATAGCAGATAATACTATCATACTTACTCAGGATAAATACAAACCCCTTAACAATTACTTTGAAGATAAGTGTACATTCAAATCATTTAACGAACCTTTGTTTATAATCAACTACCCAAACACCATTGAAAGGGAGTGTAAGAAGTACGGCCAAATGATAGGAGATGAACGTATAGAGCAGGGCAGTCAACGTAATTGGTATGAGATACTAAACGAAAGTATATCACAACCATTTGAAGAAGAATACGGACGGCCACAGCTTAAGTCATTATCACAGAACATATCAGACTGTTGTATAGTAGTGCCTAGTGCATCTAACATTAACCGCTCAGCTGATAGGGATATGTTAAAGAAGATAGCATCTAAATACTTTGAACACGTTGTTATAGCTGATGAACAGTCATGGACCTTTGAAGAATACCTACAGAACTTAGACAAAGCAAAATATGTTATAAGTGTTGATACTTCAGCAATACACTTTAGAGAGGGCATTAAACGGCCAGCATTAGGCATCTATTCATCATTCACTACAGATAGTAGAACTAAATACTACACACATACAACAAGTATTAATATAGTTAACGAATGTAAATTTAGCCCATGCTTTAAACATGATAATCAAATCTGTAACAACATAATTAAAGAAAGCAAACATGTTCCTTGTTTATCCGTTGAACTATCAAAGGGTATAGAGCAACAGATAGCCGAAGCGATAACAAATGACATAGACAAAGAATTAAACTGCCTTAAATAGCCCTATATGGGGTTTATTTTGGTATATTTGAACCATGCTAGTAACCGCTGGTTCACTTATTTATACGTATAGCATAATTAAGATTGTATATTTGTATATAAATTAGTACACATGAGAGGTAGACCATCACAGCCAACTGCTTTAAAAATATTAAAGGGTGAGCAGAAAAGTAGAATAAACAAAGACGAGCCAAAACCTGCAATAGTTGAAGATATTGTATTTCCTTCTATTTACATGGATGAAGATGAACTAAATGAGTTTTTAAGGGTTTCAGATAGATTAAGAAAGCAACGTATATTAACAGAAAACGATATTGATATGTTAAGCATATACATAAGGGAGTTAAATAGATATAGGGATTGCCAAAGAGAAATAACTAAAAACGGTTCAACATTAATAAACGATAAAGGAGTTGAATATATAAATCCAAATACAGAATTGGCTAATAGGCATTTAAAAAATATACTGCAAATTAGTTCACACTTTGGATTTTCGCCTTCAACACGAACTAAATTAATAGTAGGAGCTCAGGAAAAGCCAACAAGTTTTACAATACTAAAAAAATAATATATGACAATAGGTATTTACAAAATAACATCACCAATTGGAGCGGTTTACGTTGGTCAATCAATTAATATTGAACACAGAATAAAAAGGTATAAAAGACTTGACTGTGTAAATCAAGTAAAGGTTCATAACTCAATTGTAAAGTATGGGTTTGAAAATCACAAAATAGAAATTATAAAAGAATGCAAAAGAGAAGATTTAAATTTTCATGAAAACTATTATGGCGTTCTTTTAAATGCATTATCTCCATTTAATTTAAATTCACAATTACCATCACGAGGTAAAAAAACAATGATTTATAGTGATGAATTAAGAAAAAGATTAAGCGAAGCAAAGAAGGGTAGGAGGCTTCCTGATTCTGCATACGAAAATAGAATTTATGGTCCAATGTCTGAAGAAACAAAAAAGAAAATATCTCTATCTAATATGGGTAAGCCAAAACATTCAGACGAAAGTAAGCGTAAAATGTCACTTCTTAGAATTGGTAGAAAAACATCAGAGCAAACAAAACTAAAGCAGTCTATATCTCACAGCAGAGGCAACGGTTCTAGTGCTAAAATGGTTTTAAACATAGAAACAGGTATTTTTTATATGTGCATTATTGATGCTATTGAATCAGAAGAAAATGAATATAAATGGTTAGCAAGAAAATTATCTGGAAAACAATTTAACAATACAAAGTTTATTTTTGTGTAGTATACTATACATAGTAGCCCAATAAAATATAACAATAATGCCAACTCGCCACCGTAAAAACAAAAACTAAATAAATGCGCTCAAAGGATTATGCAATAGCAGTTGTAAATGGTGATATATTGGCCTGCAATTGGGTTATATTAGCTTGTAAACGTCACTTAAATGACTTAGAAAAGGCTAAAACAAAAGATTTTAACTACTATTTTAGTGAGGAAGATGCCAAAAGGTATAGTGATTTTATAGAATTGCTTTATTTATGGAAAGGCGAATGGGCTGGCAAACCTTTAAAACTTGAAGGATGGCAAATATTTATAGTCCAGGTATTGTTAGGATGGAAGAATAAGGACACAAACATACGTAGGTTTAAGAAAGCCTATATTGAAATGGGGCGTAAAAATGCGAAGGCACTGGATATTTCAACGCCAATACCAACACCGAACGGGTGGGTGACTATGGGTGATTTAAAAGTAGGTGACTATGTTTTTGGGGATGATGGAAGGCCAACCATGATAAACCACGTTTCAGATTTGATGTATAAAGATAGTTATGAAATTGAGTTGCAGTGTGGAGAAAAAATAATAGCAAGCTCAGACCACCTTTGGGAAATTAGAAACAAAAGGAGTAATGCTAAAGTTGTAGATACTTTATATCTTTTAAATCACTACAAAGTTGGGGCTAGCCAAGAAAGGAAGTTATTTATTAAAACCACAAAAGCTGTCCAGTATAATAAAAAAGAATTATTGATACACCCCTATGTTTTAGGTTTTTGGCTTGGGGATGGTAGCAGCGAAGGGTCAAACCTGTTTATAGGTGAACAAGATAAATCAATAATTGAAGAGATTAGGAATTGTGGGTATTTAGTAGGTGAAAACAAAACCAAAGACCATAGGTGTGGCTCATATAAATTAGGCAAAAGAAACGAAATAAAGCCACATTTAAGGCATTATAATTTACTTAAAAATAAACACATACCAACAGACTACTTGCAATCGTCAGTTGAGCAAAGAATTGAATTATTAAAGGGGTTAATGGATACTGACGGAACGATAAGTAAAGATGGGCAATGTAAATATACAGGTACAAATAAAAAACTGGTAGATGACGTTTTTGAGTTAGTATTATCATTGGGTTATAAAGCAACTTATCTTTCAAAGATGGCTAAGTGCCAAAACGGAGTAGAAACACTGGCCCACCATGTTTGTTTTTTTTCTGATACGGATGTTTTTAAAATTGAAAGAAAGCGGGTAAGGCAAAAAACAAAACTTGCTAAAAGGTCTTTATGGAGGTCTATCGTCAATATAAAGCCTGTCGGGAAGCGCAATGTAAAGTGCATTTCAGTTGATAATAGCAGTCATTTGTTTTTAGCTGGTAAACACTTTATACCAACCCATAATACAACCCTAGCGGCCTGTATTGCTTTAGCGGTTTTATACATTGATGGGGAAAAGGGTTCACAAGTTTATTCTGCAGCAACCAAAGAGGAACAGGCTAAAATTGTTATTAACGATGCAGCGCAAATAATTAAATCCACTCCAGAACTAAGCGATCAGTTTCTATTCCGTAAATCAAAAGAGGGTTACTCTAGAATTATTTACGAAGATACCGCTTCCTTTATGCGACCATTAGGTAGGGACAGTGATACTCAGGATGGTTTCGATCCCAGCATGGGAATTATAGACGAATATCACGAACATTCAACAGATGGACTTGTAAACGTAATTGAAAGTGGTATGGGGGCAAGGCGTGAACCATTACTTATAATTATAACGACTGCAGGATTTGACAGAACAAAGCCTTGTTACGATTTCCGTTCCAACATGATTGAGGTATTGCAAGGCCATAGGACTGATGAAAGTTTATTTGGAATAATCTATACTTTAGACGATGGTGACGATTGGACTGATAGCAGTTTATGGTTAAAGTCAAATCCTAATTTAAATGTATCAGTAAAAGAAGATTTTTTAAAACAACAATGTTTAGACGCTCAGAACAGAGGAAGTAAACGAGGCGCATTTTTAACAAAGAATATGAATGTTTGGGTTGATAGTGTTGATACTTGGATAAGTGAGGAACGCTGGAATGAATGCCAAAGGGATTTTACAATAGAAGATTTAAAAGGATTGGATTGTTATGCAGGTTTGGATTTGGCAAGCACAGCAGATATAAATAGCCTCAGTTTGTATTTTCCTGACGCTATAAACGATTCAGATTGTTTGATTAATGTATTTTTCAGTCCAAAAGATACGGCTAATCGTAGGCAAAAGGATGACAAAGTCCCGTATTTAGATTGGGGCAAATTAGGGTGGATGGTTTTAACTGATGGGGGCGCAGGAAAAGCAACCGATTACAATTACATTAAGAAGTTTATTTTAGATTTATCAAAGAATGTGAATTTGAAAATGGTAAGTTTTGACAAATGGAACGCCTCTTATTTGGTTAATGAGTTAATAAATGAGGGTATAAATATGGATTCTTATTCTCAATCATTTGCAAGTATGAGTTTTCCTACTAAAGAGTTTGAAAAAAAGATACTCGAAAGTAAGTTAGTGCATAATGGTAACCCGTGCATGGCATGGATGCTTAGAAACGTACAACTATCAACCGACTCAAATGATAATGTTAAGATTGATAAAAAGAAGTCTACTGAAAAAGTGGATGGTCCTGTTTCAACCATCATGGCATTGGGTGGATATATTAAAGCTAACTTTCAACCAGAACAAGAAGAACCTTTTTTCGCATATTAAAACTTAAAACAAAAATGGAATCAATATTAACTTTACGCGGTTACTTTATGCGCCACTTTACGCTATGTTTAGAAAGTGAATCACAGCTACAGGCTTGGGATAAGCTAGAAGATGAATTAACAGCATTACAAAAACAGTATAATATACCATGTAAACCTAGGTATTCATCTTATGAAGCGTTTAGGGTTTGCAAGTCTAGATACTACCAAATTTACAGAGATTAAATTTTGTTAACTAACATTTACTACTTAAGTCACAAATTAAATTAAAATTTGTTAAGTAAATGGAAAAACAAAATATTTTACAGCGTATTTTCGGAATAAACAAAAGGGCATTCATTCCCACAATGGTTCCTGTTGGGAATAATTTTTCCTTTTTTGGTGGGGCTAACCTTGCCAATGTAACAGTATCATCTGAATCAGCTTTAAAGGTAAGCACATTTTATTCATGTGTACGTTCTATAAGTGAAGATATAGCCAAACTTCCTTTTGTGGTTCAGCTAAAAGATAGCAACGGAAATAAAACGGATCAACCATTTCACCCTGCAACACAATTATTTAATCAAACCCCTAACGGATTTAGCACACCATTTACGCTTAAACAAACATTATTTGAGCGTGCATTGCGTAAAGGTAACGGATATGCTTATATAGAGCGTAACAATGATGCAGAACCTATAGCTATTTACTTTATTGAAAACGAATATGTAATTCCTATTTTAAAAGATAGGAAATTAATATACAACGTAACCGATCCAATTTTAGGACTTACCGAAATGGTTAAGGGTGAAGATATGTTCCATATCCGTGGATTTGGAGATGCCTATATTGGCAAATCAGTAATTCAATACGCAAGTGAAAGCATAGCAAACGGAATAGCCTTACAAGATTACGG